AAGGATGGAAAGGTTCTTGGACAATAGCAGTTACAACTGTTAATATACATGGAGAAGAAAGTTATTTAAGAAAAACAGATATTGGAAGTATAAATTGCGATTTAAGTACAAAAGCTCCCGAAATTGCTCTTTGTCATAATGTTAATTTAAATACAAGTGAAATAAAATATTTTAAAGTATATGCAAGTTATTCAGATAGTGAAATATATTATTTGCAAATGACATGTGATGTTAGAAATAAAAAATGCTGGTCTTCAACTGGAGGAACTACATTACATGCAAATTATTCAACTGATTCGTTAACATCTTCTTGGGTATATATAACACCAGCTAAAGAAAATTTAAATCCTAATGAAGTTCTTAGTTATGAATCTGAAACTCAAGTATCACAAGAAGATGCTGAAAGCGAACAAAGAATGACAGCTCAATATAAATGTTCTGTTGTTGCTAATAATCATTTATATGTAGGAAATATAAAACAAGATGGTTTAATACAGTCGGATGCAATGATAAAATCTCCAGAAGGAAAACCAGGAATATTACCATCTACAAATAAAATAACAGTAGTTGCTAACGATGGTGATGAAATAGTTGCTTTACATTATTTTAAAGATAAACTATTGCAATTTAAAAAAGAAAGAGTATTTGTTATTGGAACTGATGAAGGTGATTATTTAGATGAAATATTAGAAAATGTTGGAATTAATAGTAAAAGTCAAGTTATTACAAGCACAGTTGGCATATTTTGGATAAATCAAAATGGGTGTTATGGTTATGATGGCAAAAAATTAACTAATTTTACTGAAGGTAAAATAG